TTGAACCAAAGAAGAGTTCCTGGTTCAACAATGACAGTTTCTTTGCCGCAGAAATATTGATACCTTCCAAGTATTGAAAGGTGATATCTGTTTCTACTCAGATAGTATGTTCCTTCATCAATGTGAGCCCCTACAATCTCATCAACAGGAAGTGAAAGAAATCCGCATCTATGAATGTCTGCATTCTTGAATTGCTTGCGTATGATCTTTCGAATCTCACTATGATGAGAATAGGCAGGGGTTTTGATGTTGATCTCAGAGTCTCCAACAAAGTCTTCTTTGGTTTTGACTCCACCCATTATAAGTTGAAGTGCGCTGGTTGGCAAGTCTGCAAACCCTCTATCAACTAAAGATTGAGATCCTTCCAGAGTCTTCTGGTGATCCCAATCCTGTGGATATTTCTTGAGTTGTTCAACTACTTTGTTGACGTTTATTCCTGTCTTCAGAATCTTGATGCTCATACTTGTCAACTATTTCTTGATAAAATTGTCGGGTCCATCCATCATTATATGGAGAGTTTGCTTCAATCTTTGCTTTCATAAGTTCAAGATCCATAACTAAACTCCTCCCTTGCAATTGCATCAAGTTTCTCCATCACCTCTGGAGTAAAGTATTGCTCTGGATCCTTGTAGATTGCTTTAGCATAGACTTTCTTACCATCTATCTCATAACGACCTGCAACATTTTTCCAGAGACCTCCGAGTTCACCCAGTTCAAGAAGACCATAATATCGATCAAGACCACGCTCATCGTAATAGAGACGTATGGTAACATCTTTGTTTTCTTTACTTAAACGTGACTTGTGAGTCTTAGCCTTGACAAGGTTGCCGACCACTTCTGTTCCATCCTTCTCCTTCTTCTTGCTAAGATAGATGATTGTACTTGCTGCATACTTGAGACCGCTGCCTCCTCCCATTTCCTTTGTAGGGACATAAGAACCAATGACATCATAAGTATGATTAGTAACGATTAATGGAATTTTTGCTTGGCCAAGTTTAAGTGTAAGCATACGGAATGCTCCCTTAACAAGTTGAGATTTAGTCATGTCCCGAACTTGCTTATCGTCTAAAGCATCACGAATCTCCTTCTCTGTGGAAAGCATACCAAGAGAGTCTAACACAAACATACAGGGTTTGCGTTCGTCTTCAGGTTTTTTTAAGTATATGTCTACTGCCTGCAGTGCTTTCTGTCTAAACTGCTCGATCGTAACAACATTGATAACAACCAATCGTTCTAAGTCAATGCCGCGGCTTTTAAGAAGAGACTTATTAACTGCTGCTTCAGTGTCAAAGTACAAACAGTAACTACCAGGATTACTATCCAGAAAATTCTTAACCACAGCGAGACTAAAGAAAGTCTTCCCAGTAGAAGACTCACCAGCAATGGCAGTAATCTTATTCCCAGAAACACCACCAAATATGCTACCTGAACAAAGTCCGTTAAAGATGTACGAACCTGTGTCCACGTAAATTTCTGTGTCGTCGATGTCTGATGCGAGTTGGGTATAGTCATCTCCAATCTCTTTTACAATCTCTTTTAAAAAATCCATTAAATAACAATTCCAAATTCTTCACGGGCAATTTTCTTGTAAGGACCACCAGGATTAGCATCACGGATATCCTTAATCCTTTTCAGTTTCTGATAAAGGGCAGCATCTCCCCCGAGACGCATAGCACTAATAATAGTACCAAGTTCTTTGTCGTTAATAGGCAGTTCCATTAGGAGAAAAATAATTCCAGGTTTACAGTTTTTTCGACATTCCAACCAATCGCATCAAGAATTGCTTTCAGTGGTTCGACAAAGGACTTCTCAAATTGTAAGTCATAGTCGATGTACTTGTCAAGGTTGAGTTCTTTAGGGAACTCTTGAATGAACGATATTACGTTCTCATGAATAATGTTTGGTTTCTTAAGATAACAAAATTTAATCTTTTCACCATTTTTAATTAAAGAATACTTATTAGTAAGTTTCTTCTCTTTAATATAGTGGTTAAACAACAATGCTCCCCGACAATGGATAGGAGTTCCCTTAGAATAAATGTCAGAAGAAGATTTATACTTCACAACATCAGAAACAGATCTAGGAAATGATACCTGTTCAGGTGGCATTTTCTTAAACTCTTCACGACTTTTATCAATGAATGAAATCATATCATCCTCAGTACCAGTCATTAAAATTTGAAATGCTTCCTTAAGCATCTTACGACATGGAGCAGGAGTAGATGACTTAACAGATTCAATACCCATAACTTTTAGTTTAGGTTCTGCATATGAAACACCTTCACTATTCCACACATTGAGAATGTATCGTTTTTTCGCAGTCCAAATGCCACGATCAGCAATATTCTCACGTTTCATTTGCATTTTCTGGTCATATGCCGATACATACGTCGCCAGATTCGAATAACACTTATCGATATACGGTTCGAACTTGTCCTCACAGATCTTGTCAAGTAATCCCACAATCGCAACCTTGTCGCCAGACTTAGAAGCAAAAAATTTATCAACAAGAGGTCCAAGGTTAAGATAAATTGAATCTGTGTCAGATGCAATTACGTAGTCCTCGTCGGTTGTAGACAACAGTTTATTTAGATACTGGTTCATCTTACTCTCAATCCAACGGATAGAGACTTGACCAGAAAGCGTAATCGCCTCCGCATTGGCCAGTTTATAGTACCTAAAATACTGATTACCGATAGCACCATAAGCAGAGTTGAGTGAGATCTTCTTAGCCATCTGGATATTGTTGCACCGTGCAATCTCTTTTTCCAATGCCTTAGTTGGAGTCTTTTCATACTGTTGCTTTGCCTGAAGCATTCGTTTCTTAAAAATTACACGATCACCATACATCTTATCCATAAGTTCTGGCAGGAACCCACGAACGTCTTTGCGGTACATTGCACCATTAGCACACACCGCATTGTCTTTATACAATTCAAAGTTTATCTCTTCATCAAGTATTTTATCAACTGTTGCTGTTGGATGTCTCTCATCAAGTAACGTCTCTGGAGAGATGTTATATTGCATGATAAGATGAGGATAAAGAGAGTTAAGGTCAAAAGACACAACCCAATCATACTTTCCCGGAATCGGTTCCTTGACATATGCACCTGCATACTTTTCGTTTTTATCAGAACGAATCTTTGGAGGAATAACAATATCCCTCTTTTTCAGGTAATTATAGATTATGTTGTCCCACATGCGAACTTGATAGAACACATCTGCATAATTCACTTTGGCATCATATGCCATAGTCAATGCAAGTTCAATCAACTTCATCTTGTCTTCCAGTCGGTCAACAAGTTCTACGTCAACGATATTATATTCAATAAACTTCTGCCACCCATGAGTATAGAAATCTTTAAAGGTGTCAAACTCAGAGTGATCAAGTTTCTTTTGACCTAACTCAACTTCAGCTATGTAGTCAAGACGATATGACTCTTGTGCTTTATATGTAAACTTCTTGTATAAGTCAAGGTAGTCAAGTTGAGTCAATCCACCAACATCAAATGTGGCATGTTTTCTACCCATGATATAAGTTTCTCCTTCTGTAACTAAACCCCAGTTAGAGAAACGTTTCATCAATTTTTCACCAAGCACCCTGTTGAGGCGTTTACAGATGTATGGAATATCAAATAACTGAATATTCCATCCAGTCACAACATCAGGAACATCTTGCATCCAATAGTTGATGAAATGGTTCAGTAAATGATGCTCATCCCCACAGTGATGATATGTTACATTCTTTTGCTTGTTCACAAAAGGTTTAACACCCCAAGTAATAATTTGCTTGGTAGTGTAATCTTGAATAGTAATTGCAAGGATCTCTTCTGATGCAGATTCAACATCAGGGAATCCTTTTTCTGCTGTAGTTTCAATATCAAGAGTAACTAACTTAATCTTACTGATGTCAAATTTAATCTCATTTTCAGGATACTTTTCTGAAATATATTGATAAATGTATCGATCATTTCCATAGATAGCAAATCCATCTACGTCATCATACTTTTTATAAAACTCACGACAATCACGAACTGTTCCGGGATGAATTTCTTCTACAGTCTCTCCACTTAATGTTCTATACTTAGTATCTTTCTTACTCTTCACAAATAGAGTAGGGAAAAACTCATCCCTATGCTCATACCTTTTACCATTATCAACTCCTCTAACAAGGAACTGATTACCAATTAACTGAACATTAGTGTAGAAACGCATTACTTGGTTAGGTCCTGATACTTTTCAATTAGTGTTGGAGTTGGATCTACAAGAGTTAAGATTTTATCAGAACTGATCATAAAGACATCTTCTCTTGTGACATCCATCATCCATGATTCTAACATGCCACCTTCCACTACAAGGAAAGGTTTAGTCAGTTTGCAATCTGGTTCTCCAGGAATTGATGCAGCAACTTCATCAATCTGACTGACCAGAATCTGATTGTTCTGTAGTAGAATTGCTTTGATTGTTTTTTCCATTACTTACGATGTCCTCAACGTACATTTCTTTTAGTTTAATAGTGGGTTCTACCATAGTTACAACCCAATCAGAAGGAATTGGAATGCTATCCTCTGCAGAAAGAGGCATCCAAGGGAACAAAGATACTTCATATCCTGCTTTCCTTTTACGACCTTCACTTTGTCCATCAATTACGTTAGGATCACGCATCTTAATGATACAAGGTTTATTTAAATAATACCCAACTATTCGTCGGTCTTCTTCTTCGCCGTATGACATTTCTGTGACATCGGCAATCATGTCTTCACCAGACTTTAAAAGTAAAAGTTTAATTGTCATAATTAAATATTTTATCCCTTATATTCTAGCAAGAAAAAAGAGGGGCGTCAACTGGATTTTGCCAGTTGCCCCTCTGCGGCGACGATATTCATTTTTATTTAGTTGACTTCCCCAATAACCCAAGACCTCATACCAAATGGTGTATCAGCAATCAAATCTTGAGTTAGTGTTACTACTTCTAGTGGGACAACTAAACAAAATCCAATACCAAGATTGAATACATTACGCATCTCACTCTCAGCAATGTCACCTGCTTGCTGGATCTTATTGAATAGTTCTGGTCGTTCCCAAGCACCATAGTCAACATCAACGGTAAGACCTGCTGGAAGGCATCGTGGTAAGTTCTCAGGCAGTCCTCCTCCTGTGATATGCGACATACCTAGAATAGGAACTTCATCTAATAAGTATTGAATAAGACGAGCATAGATGGTAGTTGGTCTCAACAACTCAGGCATCTCCTTATAGTAAATATAATTCCTCCACAACATATCATTGATGAGTGTGTATCCATTACTATGAAGTCCACTACTCTCAATACCAATGACTACATCACCAGGTCTGATGTTACTACCATTAACAATCTGATTCTTCTCTACAATACCAGTACAGAAACCAGCAAGGTCATAATCATTTTGTCGGAAATGCTCTGCAGTTTCTCCACCTATAAGTTCCATTCCAGCCATTGTACAACCAACGTTAATCCCATACACAATATCACTCACGTTGGCGTCAAGTGTTTTGGTAGAGATATAATCTAGAAAATATAATGGTTTAGCGCCAGAACATATAACGTCATTGACGCACATAGCAACGAGATCCTGACCAATAGTGGAGTAATCATCAGCAATCCTACAGATATTCATCTTAGTTCCGACACCATCAGCA